CAAAAGAAAGCCTACATCCTGGCCGACAACCGCATCGCTGCCAACGCTGGCTGGGACGAAGAGTTGCTCAAGCTTGAGATTGCCGAACTCGATGAGGCTGACTTCAATCTGGAACTGATGGGCTTTGGTGACGAAGAACTCGAGCGTTTGCTCAATGGCGACGGCGACACCACGGGTCTTACCGAAGACGATGCAGTACCCGATGTGCCAGCTGACCCTGTCTCCAAAACAGGCGATGTGTGGGTCCTGGGTCAGCACCGTTTGCTGTGCGGCGACTCCACTGTGCTCTCCGATGTCGAGCGCCTGATGAACGGTCAGCTCGCCGACATGGCATTCACCGATCCACCCTACAACGTGGACTACGGCAACAACGCCAAAGACAAGATGCGCGGCAAGGACCGCCGCATCATGAACGATGCGCTCGGTGACGGGTTCTACAAGTTCCTGTATGACGCCTGCGTCAACTTGCTGGTGGTCACCAAAGGTGCCTGCTACGTGTGTATGAGCTCATCCGAGTTGCACACCTTGCAAAAGGCCTGGCTGGATGCCGGTGGCAAGTGGTCAACGTTTGTGATCTGGGCCAAGAACACTTTCACGCTCGGTCGCGCCGACTACCAGCGCCAGTACGAGCCCATCCTCTACGGATGGAAGGAAGGCGCAAAACACTTTTGGTGCGGTGACCGCGACCAGTCGGATATCTGGAACTACAAAAAGCCTCACGTTAACGACCTGCATCCGACGATGAAGCCGGTGGAGTTGGTCGAGCGGGCCATTAAGAACTCATCCAAGACGCGCGACATCGTGATCGACTTGTTTGGCGGCTCTGGCACCACGCTCATTGCCTGCGAGAAAACCAATCGCCAGGCGCGGCTCATGGAGATGGATCCCAAGTACGTGGACGTGATCGTCAAGCGCTGGGAAGACTTCACAGGACAGAAAGCCACCCGTGAATCGGATGGCTCAGCATTTGCGGATCTTGCGCCGCAAAGTCAGTCGGTTTTAGATGATGCTGTGGGGAGCGAGCTGGAGGGTGAGACCCTGTAGACCCGCTCACCACCGCTCTCCTTGACGGAGTCGATGGTCAGTCCCAGTTTCTTTTTCAAGGCCCCGGCCATGCAGCCGCGCACGGTGTGCGCCTGCCAACCTGTGGCCTCCACCATTTGCGCAAGCGTTGCACCTTCCGGGCGTTTCATCAGATCGATGAGCACCGACTGCTTGCTACCTTCGCGTTTGGACTTGGCTGGTGGCTCAATGCCGATGGCCTGCAACCCTGCGACGGTGATGGCAAAGCGGGTCGAGCCCGAAGCGCCTTTGCTGTGGGGCCGGATCAGACCTTCATTGCCAAGGCTGGTCAGCACCTTGATCAACGCGCCACCTTTAAGGTTGGGCGGGAAGTCGGTCAGCACATGCTGAGGATGGAGGGCTGCGGCGTTGAGAAGCAGGGTTTGGCTGGGTGTGAGTTTCATGTTGATCTCCGGTATCAGTTTGGCTGGGTTGTTTGTTTGGATTGCTGGCCCGCCGTGAAGGCGGCTTGCAGGGCTTCTTTGAGGCCCCAGACGCTGACTTCATGAAAGTCCAGGCGGTCGCTGTTGCGGGTGGCCAGCGTGTCGATGTGCAGATGCTCTGCGGCGATTTGGTTGAGCAGACGCTCCAGTGTTTTGGCGTCCATCACTTGGCTCCCCCCACCTTGTGGATCTGGCGGGCGCGGTCAAAGCCGACCCACTCGCCTTGGGTGTCAAGGCCGCGTGAGGCCAACTCCTCGCGGGCCAGCAGGTTGAGGTCAAGCTCACCGCGTGCGGCGGCTGCCAGCACCTTGGTGAGCGCGATCTGGATGAACCCGACCTCGTCGACGGTGAACTGTGTGGTGTAGGTCATTTGCAAAGCTCCTTGGGTTGTTGATGACGTTCCTATGAACGCTCTGAATCCCAGTGAAGCCAAGCAATACCCGCATCAAATCCGATTAGTTTTTTGAATGAGTGGGGAATAAGCCGCTATGCCCCGCAGTGCCCCAACTCCATGCCGACATCCCGCCTGTGCGTTGGTGCTGGACAAGCCGGGCTATTGCGATCAACACCGTACCCAGGTGCACCGGGACTACGGGCGTGCCAGGCGTGGCTTTGATGCCGAGGTGGGCTTCTACCAGTCGGTGCGCTGGCGTGAGGTGCGTGCGGCCTTCCTGCGTGAACACCCGTTGTGTGTGGCGTGCAAAGGGGCGGGTCTGGTGGTGGCTGCCAAGGTTGCTGACCACATCAGGCCGCTCAAGGACGGCGGTGAGCGCTTTGACTGGGTCAATCTGCAAGGCCTGTGCGTCTCATGTCACAACCGAAAGACGGCGCGTGAGACCGCAAGGCGAGGCTGACCACCCCCCCCGGGGGGGTCTGAATCTCTACAGACGGCGGCCAAAGATGCGTGCGCCTGCCAAGATTTTTGCGCGTGCAAATTGAAACCAAGGGGGGATGCCCTGCAGGCGGCCTGATACCAGGCCTTGCCGGTGAGGTCTAAGAGCCGATCAGTTGAGATCGGCGATGAACTTTTCGATGTTGATCGCTTTGGATTTACCCACCGAACGAATGATGGAGTTGGCGACGTTTTCTTCAACAACGCTGTTCCATTTGGAAAAGCTCTTGTCCATCACGCTCTTGTCGAAGGCTGATCGGACCGCCTCGCGCCCAGCCTTCAGATCAGCCGCAAGAGCGGACTGAACGAGGCATTTAGCGATGACGTCGGCTTTGCGCACTGGGAGTTTTCCGGTGGGTTTGAAGCCTCCATATTAACGATTACCAAAGACTGAACCCAGATGGCCGGACGAAAACCACTCCCCACGGAGATCAAAAAGCTCAGGGGAACCCTGCAAAAGTGCAGGACCAACCCACATGAGCCGCAGCCCCAAGGGGATCTGGTTGCCCCGCCCGAGTACATGTCTGAAGGTGCCAAGCAGGCCTGGCGCTATGCCATTGACAGCGCGCCCGAGCATTTGCTGCGCAAGCTCGATATGTCGGTGCTGGAGGTTTGGTCCTGCGCCGCTGACCTGTACCGCAAGGCCCAGATCGGAATCACCAAGACGGGACTGCTGATCAAAGCACCGAACACCGGTGTGCCAATGCAGTCGCCGTACCTGGCCATTGCGAACAAGCAGGCTCAGATCATGACCAAGGCAGCAGTTGAGATGGGATTTACGCCTGCTTCACGTTCGCGCATCACACAACCCGCAGACACCCATATCGATCTAGATCCTTGGGCAGATATAGCAGGCTGAGACTGAACTTTGGCAGCAGATAACTACGCCGCCGTTGCCCGCAAGTATGCGCAAGCAGTCGTTGCCGGTGAGATCCTGACCTGCAAATGGGTCCAGCGGGCCTGCCAACGGCAGTTGAACGATCTGGCAAAGTTCAAGGGCAAGGCAAGTCCCTACCAGTTCAACCCGAAACTCACCGACAAGGACGGGCGGGAGTTCCATCCCGCCGACAACCTGTGCGCGTTCATTGAACGCCTGCCCCACGTCAAAGGGCCGCTGGCAGGTGAGACGATCAAACTGGAACCATGGCAGGTGTTCATCCTGACCACCGTGTTCGGCTGGGTCAAGCCCGACGGCAATCGCCGCTTTCGGCGCTCGTACATCGAGGTGCCGCGTGGCAACGCCAAGTCGACCCTGTCGTCTGCGCTTGCGCTGTACATGCTGGCTGCCGATGGTGAAGGCGGTGCCGAGGTTTACTCCTTGGCAACCACCCGCGACCAGGCGCGCATTGTTTTTGGTGATGCGCAGACTATGGCGCGCAGGTCACAAGGTTTTCGTACCCGGTTTTCTGTCAACGTCGGTGCGCACAACATGAACGTGCTGCAGACTGGCTCCAAGTTTGAAGCGCTATCGGCGGAAGGTTCGACGCTAGATGGCTTGAATATTCACTTTGGCTGCATTGATGAATTGCACGCACACAAAACCCGTACCGTCTACGACGTGGTCGAGACCGGCACCGGCAAGCGAGACAACTCACTTCTGTGGGTGATCACCACCGCAGGCAGTAATCGCGCAGGCATTTGCTACGAGGTGCGCACCTTTGTAACCCGGCTGCTCGATGGCGTGTTCGAGGATGACAGCCAGTTTGGCATCGTGTATGGCCTCGATGACGGGGACGACTGGACCAGCGAAGACTCGCTGATGAAGGCGAACCCCAACTGGGGCATCTCGGTGCGTCCGGAAATTCTGGGACCGCTTCAGGCCAAGGCCATGCAGTTGCCCAGTGCGATGAACAACTTCAAGACCAAACACTTGAACGAGTGGGTCAATGCCGACACCGCATGGATGGACATGCGCTCCTGGGACGCCTGCGCTGATCAGAACCTGGACATCGAGTCCTTCGTGGGCCAGCCCTGCTGGGTGGGTCTGGACCTGGCCAGCAAGACGGACATTGCCGCCCTGGTAATTGTGTTTGCCCATCCCGAGATTGCTGACGCATTCGCTGTCTTTGGCAAGTACTACCTGCCAGAGGACACGGTCAACGCCAACGGCAACAGTCAGTACCCCGGTTGGATGCATACGGGCAGGCTGACGGTGACGCCGGGCAATGTGATTGATTTCAGTTGGATCGAAGCAGATCTGAATGATCTGTCCTCGCGATTTGCGGTGCAGGCAGTAGCTTTTGATCCTTTTCAGGCCACGCAACTCTCGACCCGAATGATGAGTGAGGGACTGCCCATGATTGAAGTGCGTCCCACAGTGCTGAACTTTTCAGAGCCGATGAAGACGCTCGAAGCCCTGGTGCTTCAAAAGAAATTGGTTCACGACGGCGACCCGGTGCTGGGCTGGATGGTCAGCAACGTGGTGGCCCACCTGGATGCCAAAGACAACATATACCCACGCAAGGAGCGAGCAGAAAACAAGATCGACGGCATCGTTGCACTGATCATGGCGCTGTCGCGCGCGATCAAACCGGGCGACTCGGTGGTGCTGGGATCCGACTACGAGTTGATGTTGCTCTGAACTGATGGGACTGTTTCGCTTTTTTGATCGCTTTCGCGGATCCGGTGCTTCAAGTGGTGACCGCAGCCCGTACGGCGAATTTTGGTTTGAGCCGGTCTCCGCCCGTACCGGTAGCGGCATGCGCGTCTCGCCCGACAGCGCGCTGCGCTTGGCTGCGGTCTATGCCTGCGTGCGCATCCTGGCCGAGACCATGGCATCGCTGCCTTTGGTGGTTTACCAGCGCCGTGCAGATGGCGGCAAGGACAAGGTCACGGACCACTGGCTTTACCGTTTGATGGCCAAACGTCCGAACCGGTATCAAAATCCTTTCGAGTGGCGTGAGATGCTTCAAGGCCACCTGGCTTTGCGCGGTAACGCGTACAACCAGATCATCACCAATCCGCGCGGCGAGATCATCGAGTTGATGCCGATCCACCCGGATCGGGTCAAGATCGAGTTGCTGCCCTCTGGCGAATACCGCTACCGGGTAACTGACAGGTCGGGTACCGAGGTGATCTTGCCCAGAGGCGAGGTCTGGCACCTTCGCGGCCTGTCCTCAGACGGGTTGATGGGCATGAGCCCGATTGAGCTTGCACGAGAAAACCTCGGCATGGCGCTGGCCGCCCAGGACTACGGCGCACGCTTCTTTGCCAACGACGCCAAGCCGACCGGCGGCTGGATTGAGTTTCCCGGCTCGTTCAAGGACAACGAGGCCAAGAAGGTGTTTCGTGAGTCCTACCAGCAGGCGCAGTCTGGTGCCAACCGGGGCAAGGTCCTTGTGCTGGAAAACGGCATGAAGTTCCACGAAGTGGGTGTCACCAACAAAGACGCCCAATTTTTGGAGTTGCGCAAGTTTCAGATTACCGATATCGCACGCCTCTTTCGCGTGCCGCCACACATGATTGCCGACCTGGAGCGCGCCACGTTCTCCAACATAGAGCAGCAAAGCTTGGAGTTTGTCATGCACACCATGACGCCCTGGGCCGAGCGTTGGGAGGCCAGCATCGAATCGGAGTTACTGCTTGAGGGTGATGACATCGAGATTGAATTTGACTTCGCCAACCTGATGCGCGGTGATGCCGCCAGCCGCTCGAGTTACTACCAAAGCGGAATTCAGAACGGATGGCTCACGCGAAATGAGGCGCGGATTGCAGAAAACCTGAATCCGATTGACGGACTGGATCAGCCACTACGCCCACTCAATATGGTCGAGGAGGACGCGGCAGAGGATTTGGAAATCGATACACAAGCAGAAGCGGCAGAGCCACCGGAGCAAGAAGCGACAGAGCATACGGAGGATGAGAGTGCTGCCCGACTCAATGGCCGATTTAACGCCCTTGTTCAAACGACCTCTGAGCGGCTTGCTCGCCGAATTGGCCGGACAGGTCATTTGGCAGAAAAAGACATCTTGTTGATCTCACAAGCCTTGGCCGTGCCGCTTGACCGGGTTCAGATCTGGGCAAACCAAATAGCCGAGCCGCTAGATCAAAAACAGCTCACCGAATCACTTATCTCTCTCGGACAGAATTTATGAAAAACCAACTTATAAAAAACCAACTTCTGGTCACTGAATTTTTGTCAACGCCATGGGCCTTGATGCCCGAGCGTTTGAGTGCCCTGGCCACTGTCATTTCCCGGTGGTCGCAAGGTGCACCCGCCAGCGACGCCGCTAAGTTTCAGGTCCAAACAGACCGTGTACTGCGTGACACTCGCAGACAGACCTCGGCTACCATTTCGGGTGGCGGCATTGCCGTCATCCCTATTTACGGTGTCATCACACAGCGTGGAAATATGGTGGATGACGTCTCCGGCCCTGGCATGGTCAGCACCCAGATCGTTACCCAAATGCTCAGACAAGCCGTTGCCGATGACGCGGTTAGTCAGATCTTGCTCGACATTGATAGCCCTGGCGGCAGTGTCTATGGCGTTTCTGAATTGAGCGATGTGATTTTGAGTGCCCGTGCACAAAAGCCTGTGGTTGCCATCGCCAACAGTCTGGCCGCCTCGGCTGCTTACTGGGTCGGCTCCCAGGCCAGTGAGTTTTACGTCACCGCCGGTGGCGAAGTCGGCTCCATTGGCGTGTGGCAGGCGCACCAGGACTACAGCAAAGCCATGGATGAGGCAGGCGTAAAGACCACGCTCATATCTGCGGGGAAGTTCAAGGTCGAGGGCAATCCATACGCTCCCCTGGACGAAGAAGCACAAGGATTTATGCAGTCCCGCGTTGATGACTATTACGCATCGTTCACCAAGGCTGTGGCTAAGGGGCGTGGTGTGCCCATCACTCAGGTACGAGAGGGCATGGGCCAAGGCCGTGTCTTGGGCGCTGATGCGGCTTTGGCACAAAACATGGTGGACGGCATCGCCAGCTTTGATCAGGTCTTGAGCAAGATGCAAAAAGATGCAGCGTCAAGTGCTAAGTCCATTTCACCTGTCAAACCCAAAACCTCCCGCTTGGCCCAAGCCCGCACTGAGCTTGGGATTTTGTAATTTGGACTGCTCAGGAGTTGCTCCGTTGAGCGTCTCCAGTCCGAACGACGACCCGTAGGTCGCAACCCTGATGCGTGACTAGCTTCGCGCATTTTTCAATCTTTGCAATCCCGCCACCCAAGAGGTGGCTTTTTTACCTCTGGAGAAACCCAAATGAGTAAGCAATTGCGCGAGCTTCAAGCTCGCAAGTCTGACCTGGTCAAAGAAGCGCGAGCCTTGACCGACATCGCCGCACAAGAAAACCGCGATCTAACGGATGAGGATGTCATCAAATTCAATGGACTTAAAAGTCGAATCGAAGCCACTTCGGCGGCGATTGACCGCGAGTCGGCCTTGATTTCTGAGGAAGCCCAAATGAGTACGCATATGGGCATCCATGTAGGCGCTGGTCATGGTTCCGCTTTTTCCAGTGTGATGGTGAGCGACAACCGCGAACTTGATCCCAAACATGGCTTTCAGAGCTTGGGTGACTTTTTGCAAAACGTCTGCCATGCGCAAAAGCCAGGCAACCCGATTGACGATCGACTGCTGATTGGCAGTGGTCGCGGTGCTGCCGCTCCAGCCACCTTTGGCAGTGAAGGCTCCGGTCAGGACGGTGGCTTCTTTGTCCCGCCACAGTTCTCCAAGGAGATTTTTCAGCTGTCATTGGGGGAGGACTCGTTGCTGCCGCTGACCGACAACGTGGAGATCAGCGGAAACACCATGGCGTTTCCCAAGGACGAAACTACGCCTTGGGGCACCAACGGTATTCGCGCTTACTGGCAAGGCGAAGCGGCTCCTGCGGTCACGACCAAGCCCGTTTTGGGACTGTCTACTTTGCGGCTTAAGAAATTGATGGCCCTGGTGCCGACAACCGATGAGTTGTTGGAAGACGCCAATGCCTTGTCAACCTATCTGCCCGAGAAGATTGCTCTGTCCATTCGCTGGAAAACCAATGAATCCATCCTGTTCGGTTCTGGCTCTGGCGTACCTGTAGGTGCACTCAATGCTGGCGCTACGGTCAGTGTTGCTAAGGAGACTGGGCAGTTGACGCAAACGCTGCTTCCACAAAACTTAGCCAAGATGATTGCGCGTCTGCCAACGGGTTCATTCGCCAATGCGGTGTGGATCGTCAACAACGATGTGTTGCCAGCATTGTTCACTCTGACCTTGGGTAACTACCCGATCTACCTGCCTACCGGATTGAACGTTGGCGGTATTCAGGTCTCTCCCTACGGCACGCTGCTGGGTCGCCCGGTGTTTGTGTCCCAACACGCCAACACTTTCTCCGCACAGGGTGACATCTTGCTGGTGGACCTGAAGTACTACCAGACCATCACCAAAGCGGGTGGCATGCAGACCGCCACGTCGATGCACTTGTACTTTGATGCTGATCTCACGGCGTTTCGAACCACCTTCCGCATGGACGGCCAGTCCAAGCTTAGTAGTCCCATCACACCTGCCAAAGGCAGCGCAACGATGTCTCCCTTCATCCAACTGGGCGCGCGCTAAGCAGCCTCAATCCTTAGGAGAAAACTATGTTCCCCAACGCAAAAGGCAGCGAACTGCTGTCCATTCTCGCAACCATCGATCCAGCCGCGCAAGCGGTGGGAACTGTCACTACCGGCTGGATTTCTGTGGCCAATCACCACGGCTTTCTCTCCTTGGTGCAGACCGGAGTGCTGGGTACCAGCGCCATAGTGGATGCTAAGTTGCAGCAGGCGGTTGATGCCACTGGTACGAGTGCCAAGGACATCACCGGTAAAGCGATTACTCAGATTGTCAAAGCCACTGGCGACAACAAGCAGGCCTTGATCAACGTCAAGCCCGAGGAGCTCGATACGGTGAACGGCTTTGGCTTTGTTCGCCTGTCAGTCACGGTGGGAGTGGCAGCAAGCCAGACCTCCGCTCAGGTGATAGGCCTCAATCCGCGCTTTGCGCCTGCGGATGCTTCCAACCAAGCGGCTGTGGTGCAGGTCATCTAAATGCCCATCCAACTCGTCACGCCACCCACAGAGGAGCCGGTGTCGCTGCTTGAGGCAAAGCTGCATCTGCGGGTGGACTTTGACGAGGATGACATGCTGATCGCCTCACTCATCACGGCGGCCCGGCAAGCAGCCGAGACACTGACCGGCAGGCAGTTCATCACTGCCCGCTGGAAGCAAGTGCTCGACTGCTTCCCCGGACCGTCGCTGATAGGTGTGCCTGCAGGGCAGACTTTCACTTTGCCCGGTCATGCGATTTTGCTGGCCAAGGCACCCGTGCAATCGGTGGTGTCGATCAATTACCTGGACATGGGGTCTGTGAATCAGACGATGCCTGCTTTGACCTACACGGTCGATGCCGCCTGTGAACCCGCGCGAATCACGCCGGTGTTCGGGCAGATATGGCCGATTTGCTTGCCTCAGATCGGAGCGGTGTCGGTTACTTTTGACGCCGGGTACGGTACTGCTGCGCAAGTTCCAGAAGGTATCAAGAGTTGGATCAAGCTGCGCGTGGGCAGCTTGTATGCGCA